CATTGATGCGGAAGGAGCCGACTTTCATCAGCTCCTTCTGATACAGGCTCTGGGTTCCCATGGCTGCCCCCCCTTACGAGTTGTCAGCCAGGTACTCGACCCAGACCGTGGCCGCACCAGCCGAAGCCGAAGCGGTCGCAGCCACCACAGCGACAATTTCAGCGCCACCGGGGAACTTGTTCACCGCGGCGGTTGCCACATCGTCGGCTTGGATGATACCGGCAGTGGCGAGCGAAATGGACGAAGCGTATTCATCCGTATCGTCGGTTTCGGAGTTGCCCCCGTTCCGATAGCCAATGTCGAGATCGTTGGTCGTGTCGCCGTCGAACGCCGTGTGGACGTTCACACCTGCGTTGATAATGACCGCACCTTCCGGCACCCACCCGAGGGAAACAGTTTCCCCATTGTCCGCGTAGGTAATCGCCTTGCGGAGATAGTGGGTTTGGCTGGTGTGATATTCGCGAGCGTCAGTCAAAGACATTGTTCAGCCCTCCTTAGCTCGGCGTCGCAGCGGTAGCGTAGGTCGAAACCACAACCGTGCCGAAATCTTCGGCGTTGGTCGAGGAATCGTCTGCCGGGATGAACTTGGTCTTTTTCAGACCGAAGATCGAACCGGCAGCAACGCCAAGCTGGTTGCCATAGTCGAACATTTCTTCGACCCATGTGTAACGGGTTGCCCCGTTGGACGAGCCAAAGGCGATGGTCGCGGCTTGCGCACCACACAGAACAGCGCGGCGCGACGTGGTATCCGCGGCACCCGTGGACGAGTTCACGCCCTGAGTGACGCGCGATGCCTTGTGCAGGATCACGCCATTATACATGCCAAGCGCCCCGGTGAAGATCGGGTTCTTAGTCACGTCGCCGCCCTGCATCGCTGCACGCTGAATATCAAGCCACTGGCCTGTGGACGTGTTGGTCCGCAGGTCATGCACCTGATAATCGTGAAGGAACATCACGTAGTGATCGTTGCCCTCCATGCGAAGCGGACGAACGAGCGGGCCAGTGCTGGCGTCGGTCGAGGCCGTTTCCGCACGCTGACGTGCAATGTCGATCAGTTCCAGCGTGAATGTGTCAGCCGAAGTGAGCGACTGGTCGTTCGACTGGTTCCCCGCACGGATGATGCGGTTGGTCGATGGTGCGATGGTCGCGTTGTTGCCCGTGTAGAGCGTGTTGCTCTGAGCGGTGTTGCCGCAAATCTGGTTGAAGAATGCGACATCCATGCGCTGTCCGAACCAGTCGGCGAGGCGGTCTTTCGACACCTTCCGAAGGTTGTAGGGCACACGCTGTTCCGTCATACGGCCCTTGGTGCGGGTCGCGTGGCGGAGTTGGTTGACGAGAAGCGAGTCGTCGTAGAATGACAGAGCTTCTTCGTTACCTTCCAGCGTTGCATCACCCTGGACGCCTGCGCCGGTCAGTTGGACGTTGAGGCCGACGGTGATCTGATCACCCGCCGACTTTTTCAGGTCAACCTTTTCCTGAATCAGGCTGTCTTCGCCTTGCCCGATGAATTTGCCGATAAAGGTCCGACGATATGCCTCAGAGGTGAGGGATTTCGACCAGACTTTGACGGCCAAAGGATGGTTGACACCAAATTCAGTCTTGGCCATGCCAAAACTCCTTTCGATGTAAGTTTCCGTTGAGACCGCCCCGGTGACGCCCGAAACAAAGCGAAGACAGTTTTACGTCCTGCCGTGACGAAAGCCCTTGAAGCGGGCTAGACTGGCGGGCTTATCCGCCCATGACCCGCTGAAGTTCAGCCTCAGGAACATTGGCGATTTCGTCCTCGGACATCTCCGCCAATTGCGTGATGGTGAGTTTTCCAGTGGCTTCACCGCCTGCGGTGCCGATCCCTTGAGTGTTCTTCTGGGCCTCGGCCAAAGCCGTGACCTTTGCCGCTTCCTCGCTTTGCTGGGGAACGGCTTTCGTGTATCCGGCCTGCTGCGCTCGCAGATAGACAAGCTGCGCCGGGTTCATTCCTGTTTTCACGCCCGCGTCGAACAGCGCGTTCGCGTCCATTGCGATCTGACGGGCAATCTGCTGCTCCTGATAGCCTTGTGCGGCGAGTTCGTCCCACCGGGCCTGCTGTAGAAACTTGGCCGCGTCGTCGTAATCCGGCGTGGAATGCCGAAACTCCTGCTCGAACCGCGTCGCCTGCCCGACGCGCTGTTGGATCTGCTGTTCTTGCTCCCGCGCCTGCGTAATTTGCGCGATCTCGTCCGCCAATTTCTGCTGGCGGTAGTCGTCGTATTTCCTGAACCCCTCGGGATCGACCAGAGGATCGACGTATTGCGGGGGCTCATCCTTGGGCTTCTCAAGCGCCGAAAGGCGATCGGTCAATTCGTTCAGTTGCCGCTCGACCTCTTGCCGACGAACGCGCTCCGCATGCATCGCCTGATGCGGGACATAACCCTCGGGGGGCTTGTCTTCGCGCGTGGATTTGAACTCGGGGTTGCCCTCATCCGTTTCTTCGCCGCCTTCCGGCTTTACCTGAGTGCCTTCCTGCTCGCTGGGCTTTTCCAGAGAAACCGGCTCATCCGGTTGCTCGTTCTGCATGGCCTCAAGGGCCGACTGCTCTTCCGCATTCAGTTCTTCTTCGCTCATTGCCTTTTCCGTTGACTAACGATGCCTGTTAACGCTCAGGCGGGCGAACCCCCAGACGGGGGGATGGGGTTGGGCATGGCACGTTGAACGTCTGCCACGGCCCGCACAGGCTCTAGGCGAGCCTCTGTCTGGATTTGTGCGGCCTTCGCCATATCGAGCATGGCGTTCGCCTCGTTTTCTTGGGTTTCCGAGGCTGTCTTGCGCAGCTCAGCCTGACCTGTCGCCAGTTGAAGCTGCTGCATCGGGTCAGGGCCCTGCTTCTTCTGCTCAAGCGCCTTCTTGCGGACCTTCTCGGCGAAGCTGGACGGCAGCGGGCTGTATTCAAGGATGTCGGCCCAATCTTCCATCCCAAGACCGGCATTTGCCAGCATCGGCATCATGGCCTCGATGACTGACCACGCCTTTTCCTTTTCGTTAGGGGCTTGCGGTGCGTCATCCACGATCACATCATACTTAGCAGTATCGTCATTCATGGCAAGCGGCACGTACTGCACCTGATCTTCCTTTACGATCCGCACCAAGCGCCCTGTCGGAGCAATGTGGTTGCGCAGCATGTTGAGGATCGTGTGGCCCTGCCGCTTGCGATAATACCGCAGGGCGTCGAAGAATCGCGCAAGCGTGGTCATGGCCGACTGGCGGCGCTGATATTCCAGAATCCCTGGCTGGTTGGCGTCACGAAGGCCCAGAAGCTCCATGTTGACGCCTGAAGTATCTCGGATGGCCGATATGGCGAACTCGGTCAGCGACATGAGCGCGGCAGGCATCTGCACAGAGGGCTTGGGCTGTACCGCCCCCATTTTCCCATCTCTAACCCACGACACACTATCAGCCGCCGCCCAGCTTTCCTCGAACGCAGCCACATCAGCCTCAGCAACAGCGCCGACCTCAGCAATGATACCACCCTTGGCGTTAGCCCCGATGATATGGAGCGTCTGAGACAACCATTTGTTGGCGAATTTCTGCGGGTCGCGCATGGACTTAAGAAGACCATAGAACATCTTTTCCTTACGGTCCCAATGCCCCGTCATTACGTTGAACGTGGACCCGTCAGGATCGGGATGGTTCGTTTCCAGAACCTCCGTTGCCCCCAAGAACGCCTGCCGCCAGACGAATTTTGTTAGTTTTCGGTTCGGCACCTGAATGGGAACTCTCTTTTCAATCTGCGCCCACTTGCCCGCTGGCATTTTGGCCCGCTGCCCGGTCATTGGATCAACGTATTCGACAAACTTCTCTTTGGTGCGATACTGGACGCGAACAACCGTGACGGTATCGCGGCTCTCGATTTCGTCCTCATCGCCCTCGCCATCGTACTCGTCACCGATCTCGTTTTGGACGCGGGTCGCGTGGGCCTTCTTGATCCAGCCCGCGTGAATCTCAGTCAGGCCCTTACCCTCGAAGCGCTCCTTCGCCTCATCCGCAGGCATGTCCTTCACTTCAAAGAAATACCGGCTGTCGGTCAGCCCCCTGGCTCTGGCATAGTGATCCCAACCGAAGGAAAGCGGGTCGATCTTATTGACGTCAGGGTCGCCCTCCGGGTCTGCCTCGAAGTCTAGCCCGGTGTCGGTAACGCCAAGCCCGCAAACAAGCAGGTCTTGGAACGCCTCGCTGTCCGCATCTTCTGCGTCGGACTGATCGCGGAACCACTCACCCCCCGCCGTGAGGACTTCATTCGGCTTCACGTCCCCGATTTCGCGGGGGATGAACCGAACCTCGGTTCGGTTGTTGATTTCCGACCCGGCAACAGACCCGATAATAACCGCCGTGCGGTTGAACACGATAGGAATGCGCTGGTTGTCCTCCATGTCGTTTTTTTCGCTGTCGGTCCACTGGTGACCGTCGACAAACGCAAAATCGCTCTCTGCCTGCTCACGCCACTCGCTCTGGGCTTTCCATGAATCGGAAACCCATTTTTTCAGGTCATCGAAATCCATGAATTACCTCATGCCCCCCATGCAGAGCGGCGCTGGCGCCGGGGCATCTGGACGGGTTCGCTCCACCCGCAGGCGAAAGTCATGAAGCCGTCTGCGCCGTGGCTGTTGTCGTCGTGTCGCGGGCGGTCGCGCCATATCTCGCGCGCCTCATCCCATTCCTTCCGGTAGTGCCTCAGCCGCTTGACGCCGACCGAACACCCGACCTCGTCAAAGTCGCAGGACGGGAACCGGGACCGTGCTGCCTCGATGGCTTCTAGCTTGTTCTTCGGGCGGCTGACGATCTCGACCCTCAGCTTCTGGTCATTGCCGATTGCCAGCTTTTCCGCTTCCGCCTTGCGCCCGTCCTCAAGAAAAAGATCGTCGCGGTCGCCATCATGCGGCCAGTAGTGCTTGCCCCATTCGCAATCCGTGTGGCGATGCCAGTCTGCCAGCCACCGGGCATAGTGGCTGATGTGCTCTCCGCTGTTTTCGTAGTAGCCCACGAAGCGGTTGCGCTCCCCGATCTTCTGGTGAAGCCAGATCGTGTTCAGATCGTTGCGGCCCAAGTCCCAAAACGTGTTGACTGGATACTTAGGATCGAACGGGAACCTGCCGATATGGCCGTGCTTGTCCGCGTGGGCGAGTTGCGAGGCAAAGTAAGCCCCCTCAATTGCCTGCTCGAAGGCTTCTTCTGCGGTGGACGGGTTTTCCCGCTTCATGTCCCCGCCGAGAAGGCGTTCCTCACGGACCCACCACGCCATTTGGCGCTCGTCCAATTCGATCCCGTGATCTACACGCAGCCGGTCGAAATAGGCCCGATCCTCGTTCGTGATGACGGCCAGATCAGGATTGAACCTGTTTTCCTCATCCTGCCACCAGCCCCGGAAGTGAAAGCGGAACTGACCGTCGCCGCGCATCGCCTCCTGGGCGTATTGGTAGAAATAGCCCTCCTGCCCTTCTGCGGTGGACTCGATCGTTTTCGGGTTCTTGCCGACTGCCGGAAATGACCCGGTTACGATCTCCCGCGCCTTCTTGGGATACTGCGCACAGATTTTGCCGAACTCGGACACGTGCAGCCGTTGCAGCGTCCCTGAGCGGGCTGATGTGGCAACCCGGATACTAGAGCCGTGCTCGAACCTCAGAAGTCCTGACCTGTCGTTTCTCGCGGGCCTAGCCTCCTTGATCGGCTCGGGCAGGTTGTCGTATGGATACTTGACCTTGCTCTCGAAAATCTCGTTCGCGTCGTTGAGCGTGTGGGCGATGATCCCGACCTTGTGGTCGTTGAGAAAAATCGCCTCATCCAGCCCTATGAGGCACATCAGCGTCGTGAAACCGAGTTGCCGCGCCTTAAGGATCAGGTCGCTTGCGGAGCAAGCCTTGAGGTAGGCAACCTGCGCCTCGTTCGGCTCGAACCGCACGCGCTGCCCGGTCTTGTCCACGATGAAATAGAGATTATGCAGCCGCCACATGGGGTCATGCATGTGGTCGCGCAGTTGCTCAATCTTCATCCGTGATGCGCTTGCCCGTGTTTGCGACGGACGCCAGGAGCGCCGCGAACGGGTCCGCTACGTTATGGTTGTTGTCCACTTCCTGCTTGTCTTTCCAGTCGTCCGGAAAGCGGTTTTTCATATTGAAAATGTAAGATGTAGCGTTGAACCCCTCGCCCTTGTCGAAGGTGTGTTGCCTGCCCTTTTTCTCCCACCATGCCTGCGAACGCTGCACAAAATCCTTTACGGCGTCAGAAAATTCCGGGTGTTCGTCCTGCCAGACAAGGAAAGTCTCGCGGCTGATGCCGAGTGCGACCGCGGCTTCTGCCTTACCTTCGCCCTCATGCCCCATGTCGTCGAGGATGTCGCACATGGCGGGGTCATACTTCGTTGGCCGCCCCATGTCAGCTATCGTCGATCACTGCGCACTTTTGACCTTCGCCAATTGGGCCGAGGTCTTCTGTGATGCCGGGGCCAATCGGGTGCGTCGTGCCAACAGCTGCGGTCGGGGCGGCGCCGAAAGTTACCCAAATCGTTCCTGCGCCATTGTTGGTCACGCGGGCAACATCGCCACTCTTGGCGGTCATCGTAGTTGCCGCGCTAGTGCCGGAGGATGTCACTTCCTCAGACTGAGGGTATGCGTCGAAAGCCTGTGCCACCCCGCCAGCTTGAGATGGCGAACCGCTGCGCCCGAAGCGGACGAATACTTGAGC